AATATTTTTTGGTGGGATCTTGCTTGATCCAAATTGTGTTTCACGTCTTACTGCAACTTTAGCTGGAGTAATAGGAATATCTTTAATAGAAAATTCACCACCAGTTGTAAAGATTTGTAAGTGACGACCAGCATAAACGGAAGTAATCGCATTAACTTGATCAGTATCTAAAGTTACATCTATACCCTCATCATCTAAAGCAGTGCCATCATCAAAATTAAAAAAATCATTTGTTTTAGATCCCCACAAAGTTTGTGGTCTTTTTGTTGATCCACCAAACCATAAACGTCCCTGGTAGAAAGTAGCACTTTTGGGCCAGCCTTTAGCATTCGCCCATACATCTTCAGCAGTTGTTACAGTCTTATCATCCTCGTGAGCTACTGCTGTTGTGTCATTTTGAGCCCTAGTGCAGCCAGTAAAAGTTGTACTACTTTTGCCAGTGTAACTAACTAGCTCAAGTTCAACATATATCTTTCCAGCGCTAGGAAACCCAGTAGTGCTATTTACTGTAATTGTTGTGGCTGAATCGTTTAATGCTCCGTTTAAGTTAGTTGATTTTCCTTCATAGTCAAATTGAGGGATATTTTTTAAAGTGATGTCTGATATGGTCCATGAGGTATGACTTGATCCACGAACCAATTTTCTTGGCGCATGAGCTTCATGGACTAAGATCATTGTGTCTGCTGATTGCGTCCACTGTAAATCAAAGAGCTGCGCTGTTGTGTAAGTTGTTGTTACATTAGCCTGGTGAACTCCATCTTTATAAACCGCTACACTGTTGTTGGTAAAAACCATTAGATAAGTTTGTTCAACATTAAAAGCAAATGACGCTAATCTGGCTTCAGTATTTCCAGCAGTGGCAGCAATATATTTAAACCCTGGTCGTCTTTTAATACCACCTTGTGGCATAGTTACTACGTTTTCTGCTACTGCAGCGCCCTGGTAGAATTGTTTAAGATCTGTCCTGGCAGCAAGCCTTGGATCAAGAACACCAGAATTAAAAGAAGTTTGCAGCGTAATAACCTTTGGCATTACTGGCGGGCCTCAATAAATGGTGAGTCAACAATAGCTCTAGTTGGTCGAGATTGTGAATCTGTAAACCTAGCTCTTCTTAGGTTGTAGTCAAACATACGACGATACTCTTCAGCCTTAGAGGAGTTATCAGTGATTGCAATAGCAAATACTGAAGCTAACATAAACTCTAAAACTCTTTGAAAGTAAGCGGGCATTTCAGATTCTGGAGCGTGATATACATAGTCCAGATCTACTGTTTGTGAATTTGTGTAAAGCTTATCCTCATAGATCTCATAGTCCATGCTTGGATAAATAGATGTAGCAATAATATAGTTTGCTGGAAGTTGATAAGCATAGCCCCAGGTATTAACTGGAGTTGCTACTAATTGTGATAAGCCAACTTTAGCTGACGCCCAGCGCCATCGATGTTGTGATAACAGATCTTTATACGTTGTTTCATATAAAGCATCTGCAATATTGGCTCCAGCTCCACCATCTGTAAAAGAAGCGATTGAGCTATGACCTATCAAATTTAATGCGTTAGAACATACCTCAATTGATGTTGCCATAATTTATTCCTTAAAAAAAATGGCAGCACTCCGCGATTGGAATACTACCATTTATTTATAACTTAATTACTCTTGCCAGAAGATAGATACAAGTCCATGTGCATCACGAACAACAGAACCAGCTTTCATCATGCCGTTACACAGCCATGAAGTTTTCTGTGGAACCCAATCAACTTTCGCTGTGATTTCCATTCCTGTTGCAAGACCTATTGCTGAAGAGTGCCAAGCAAAACCTTCACGAACATTTGATGCAATATCAAGTCCGCCTTCCGCGCGTGTTTCAATAACGTGGAATTTGAAGCCCATGAATGTATCAAGCTCACCAGATACTAAAGAACGGACTGAGTTATAGTCTGAACTTTGTACTTGAGTTACGCTTAATAGATCTTCAAGACCAGCTGCTGATACTGCGATATGTCGATCGCTACCAGGTACTCCTTTATCAGTCAGAGATTTTGAAGCTGTTATAAGCTTGGCAAGTGTTAAACCAGCAGAACCATGAGCAATTACTGTGCCCGCAGTTGCTGCATCCATTGCATCTAAAATAAGCTGATCACGACGACGGCCAAGAGCACCAGCAATTGTAGTCTGTAGCTCCGTCTTTTCGTCAAAATTAACTTCTTTAGCGTCAAAGATGTCAGTGTACTCTGGAGCGTTCCAGTTTTGTAAAGTACAGTTGATCAATGAATGAGAGATACCCATAGCAACTACATCAGCAGAAGTGTTCTTCTGATTTGCTACGCCCTTACCCATTGCTCTAAATTTATAAATGTCACCGATAACGTCGTTACGATTAGTGACTGTGTCTTTTAAACCGCCAGCTGATTGAAACACATGCTTCACTTCGCTGTCGAATAGCTGCTGCGCAGCGGATGATAGATTTGCGGACATAAGTCCTCCTTTATAGTTAGATTAATATTACCTTTTGCCGGGTGTCCACTATTGCGGGCCGAGTCCTTCCTGGCTGGGTTCTATAAAGAAGTGTCCAATGGTTGGATTTTCTCTGATTGTACGCTACATTTAATATCTTATGCAACAATTTGTATCTTTAAAAGTGGTTACTTAGGGCAACCAATCCCACTATTTATCTAATGAAGCCGGAGAAATAAGCGGAGAGCCAATTAAACCTCATTAGATTGGGAGTGAACCTGGGAGAACTCTGTATAAGCTTTATATCCTTCGTTGTATTGTTTGATTGTTTCTTCCGGGCCATAGATAATATCGTGGGGCTTATTATCTTTTGCACATAACCAGCCACTCTGCCAGGCCCAGGGTTTTTTTTTATTCAACTTATTCTCCATAGAGGTCATGGAATTTCTGCTTGACCTCGGCTCGGAACGCTGCTGATTCTTTATACTGTGGATCTTTAATCATATCGTCCAATGCTGCTTGTGTTATTGAAGGTGCTCTAACAGTATTGGCTGTTGGCATTTTGCCTTCAGCTGTTTTAGCAATTAAAGCTTCCAGGACACTTACACCCTGGGCCGTTGTTGCTAAACCTTTAAAGCCTTCGTATTCATCTGCAGTTAGATTACCTTTACCCCAATCACCCAGGTCTGTTAGCCTGGCACTGGCATTCTTACCTAATGCCTGGAGTTCAATGTTCTTTGCTGCTTCTGGATCATTGGCTTCTTGCTCCATCTTCACAAAGCCACCTAGCATCTGATCAAAGGTTTCTTGACTCATGTTGGATTCTTTTGCTGCATTCTGGAACCATTCGATACGCGGATCTTCCATATCAAATTCACCACTTACACCTTCTGGCACGTTCATTTCGTATTCGCCTTCTGGCGATCCAGCGAAACCTCCAAGCTTTTTTTCAGCATCGTTATAAGCTTTAGCCTGGTCCTCAACTGTCTTGTATTTTTCTTTAAGCCACTCTGGTCGTTCACCATCATCGGCTGTTGCTTCTACTACAGGGGACTCAACAACTTCTTCAGTTGCTGCTTCCTCTACTGGAGTGTCATCTATTAAAGTTTCTTCTTCGCTCACTTTACTCTCCTATTTTATTTTCTTTTATTTTCAGCCAACGACAGTTGTTCCATGATCTGACGAACAATAGCGTTTTGACCTTCTCTGATCCCGGCACCAAATTGTGTCGAGTTTGGATTCAATACTGGTCGATCAACTGTAATTGACTTCAACCGATCCAGGACATACTTACCCGCATCTGTATTAAAACACTGTTGAAACTGCCCCGCTATTTCACGCGACTTGGCTTCGTTTTCTTTCCTGGCTTTTTGTATTTCTTTACCATCAAGATCTAATTTATCCCAACTGCTGCTGTTGCTCTCCGCCACCTTGCATCTCCTGTGCTTGTGCTTGTTGTTGTTGCATTGCTTCCTCGGCTTGTGCCTGGATCTCAGCTCTTTCTTCAGATGAGCGCAACAATTCTTGATCAATACCAAGCTTCTTACCTATGTAAGCTGGTAGATCTTCCATCTTAGTTCCTAATGCAAATACTTCTGGTCCAAGGGCCATACTCATTTCCATGTACTGTTGGATTGCCATCATATCTTCTTGATCCTGGGCTCTGGCTAATGGTGAAGTATGCTTGATCGTAACCTCACGACCATCAACTTTGAAGTCACCGACCTTACCATTCTTTTTAAGAATATAAACTGATCGCTTAATGATCTTCTCAATAAACTCAGTCTGCAGCCTGGAGAATGCTGATCCAGCATCCATGACTAATTCTTGACCACGCATTGACATTTCAGTAGCCGTCTTAGTTGGTGAGTCCATACCGCCATAAGGATCAGCGAATAGACATTTGTTAATACTTTCTCTTAGATCTTCCATGACTAGCTCAGATACATTGAAGTCACCAGCTCTTTCGAGTGGACGCAATGTTGGATTAGAGCTGTCGTTAGATCCAACTGGAATGGCTGTACCTGGTTCCAGGTTGATGTTATATGGATTAATAACCCCATCATCTGTTACTGTATAGATTCCAGAAATAGCCAGAGCTGCGTTCCTTAATGAGAACTCACTGACTTTGTTTACTGTTTTGATTGCTGGCAGCACTTGCATTACTCTACCTCGACCAAGGATCTCACCTGGTACAACCATTTCCCGGAATACGATCCAAGGAGAAACTTCATAGTATCTTGTGAATATTACCTTTTGATGCTCTTGCTCAATCACACACTGATAGTAAGCGTTTTCTTTTGGAGCATACACAGTACCTTCAATCAACTCGATCTTGGCATCTGGTTTATCTTTAGCTTTTCTTTGAGCTTCATCTGATAGATCGGCACCAGGCCAAATTCTATCAATATGCCTAGCTGGAACTGAGTGCTTTCTCCAGACTGTTTCAATAGATCCTTTTGGACCTTCCTCTGGGAATAGATCTGCGAGTGGGACTGCAGTAAAATGTAATAATGAATCACCACCTGGCTCGGCTTCTTCTAGCATTAAGGCGCCTGTTGAAACGCTTAGATCTAGTAAA